GCCTGTGATGCCAGCGCGTAGCCCGCCGAGAAGGCATGTTCGGCGACGAACGCCTGCACCGGCTTTACCGTCCTTGCGGCGCGGATCGCATCGGCCAGATCGAGCACGCCCGCGACCTCGCCGCCGAAGCTGTCAATTTCCAACGCGATGCCGCGCACCGCAGGGTCTGCGACAGCAGCGGCAAATTGTGCGGCAATGCCCTCATAGGAGGTTTGCCCAGAGGATTGCCCGATCCATGCGCCGCGATGCACCAGCACGCCGGAGACTTCGATCACGGCCACACCATCGACCATGGCGAACGGCGTCTGGCCCTCGCGCCGGTAATCCTCCGCCAGACCACTGGTCAGGATCCCGGCGCGGGCGTGCGTGGTGGCAAGCGCCACGTCCTCGGGCGCGACCTCAAGCCCCGCCAGCCGCAACTGCCGCCCGGTGATGCGTGGCCCCAGCCCGGCGAGGAACGCCATCGCCTTGGATGGCTCGACCAGCAGCGGCGTGTTGAAGGCGCGCTGGGCAATCTGGGCGTGAAACATCTGGATCACTCCTGCGGGGCGGTGTCTTGGGTCGGGTCCTGGTTCTGGTCCTGCGGATCAGCGCCAGGATCGTTCGGATCAGCATCGGGATCAGCCGCGCCCGGCGCTTGCGCGGGCGATCCCGGGCGGCGGAAGTCGAGGCCCAGCCTGCGCTCACGGTCGCGCTCGGCGGCAATCTCACGGTCCACCTGCTCGGCGTCGTAACCGCGTTCGGCGATGGCTTGGGTGCGCGATTTCAGGCCCGCTTCGATCTGGGCAATCTCGGCATTGGCGTCCTTCAGCGGATCGACCCAATCCCATTTGGTCGGCAGCCAATCGACCGCCAGATATTCGCCGCGACGGCGCGCGTAGCCCGGCAACCGCAGCGCGCCCGCCAGCACGGCGGTGTCGATGAACCGCGCCCAGATGGGGCGGCACATCTGGAACACCATCACCGACCGCTGCCAGGCCGCGACGCGGCGGCGAAATTCGATCAGCGACAGCCGCGAGTTCGAGAAGTTGCCCTTGGCCCCGTCGTTGCTGAGATACCCGTAGGGGATGCCCAGCGCGGCCGAGATTTGCAGCAGGGTGCGATACTGGAATGGCTCATAAGTGCCACCGGAATCGGCCGGGGCGCTGACGGTCACTTCCTCGCCGGGATCAAGGCGCACCACTTGGCCGGGCGCCACCTCGTATTGATCGAGCGGCGCATCGGGGTCGAGGGGTTTCAGCGGAATATCCGGGGCCGGGGACGTGACGAACATCGCATACATCGCCGCCACCTTTTTGCGGTCCAACTCGGCATCATCGTATTGATCGAGCAGGAACAGCTTCACGATGGCAGGGGCAAAGCGCGACACGCCGCGCAATTGGCCAGCCTCCACCGGGTCGATGATGTGCAGCACTTCCGAGGCGGGAACCCGCACCGTCTCGCCCGACAGGCCGGGATCGGTGCTGTCGCCGGGATGACGACGCAGGAAGTGATAGGCGACGCGGTGGCCGATCAAGTTGAACTCGATGCCTTGGCGGATCACGTTGCCATTGGGGTCGATTGCGTTGTGGTAAAGCGGCAGCATTTCTGACGGCAGCATCTGCACCTGCAACGGCACCACCAGCCCATCCTCGACGCGGCGCGGTCGGAAGCGCAGGAAGACCTCACCGGTCATGAACACCTCGCGCGCGGCGCGGCGCTGCAGCCCATAGAAATCCGTCAACCCCTCGGCATCGGCCTCGTCGGTCCAGGCCAGCCACAGCCGCTGCACTGCATCCTTGCGCGCCGGGGATGCGATGGTCGAATTCGGGCTGATGCCGTTGCCGACCGTGTTGGCGGCCCAGCTTTCGATGGCGTTGTTGGCATAGCCGTTGTTCCTGACCAGCCAGCGGGCGCGGGCGTTCATCTCGGGCCCCGAGGCGGCGATCAGCGCGTTGACATGGGCGCGCGAGGTGGTGAAGCCCTTCAACCGGCGCTGGCCCGAGGTGGCGTCAAACCCGCCAGGGATGCCGAAGCCGCCGACCCAGGCGCCGAGGCGGGTCCGCCAATTCATCGCCATGGTCAAAGATCCTTGCTGGCGAAGGTCCGGAACACCCGGGGGCGCGCCAAGGCGGGATCGGCCGCTGCAATCCGCCGCTCGAGGTCAAAAATCGCGGTGGCAAGCTCGGCGTCCGAGCCATAGCTGATCTGCCGTCCGTCATAGCTGATGGACCGCACCCCGCCAAAGCGCATGCCGAGAAGGGCGCTGAGCAGCGCCTGCATTTCTGCCAAAGTCATTTTTGCTACCTCATGTATGTTGGACGCACCGCGCCGGTGCGGCGACGGCGCGGGGTCTGCACTGCCCCCGCGGTCGGGGCGGCCGGGATCACCGCCTCGGGGGCCGTGATCACCCTGGTTTGCACGCCCGCCTGCGCTTCCAGCGAGCGCCACGTCGCCTCGTCCCAGCGATCAGCCCCGAGGATCCACGCCGCCGCGCGGGCATAGACGCGGGCGTCCAGTGCCTCGTTGCGTTCGCGCATCTTCTGCCATTCCTGATGGCCAAAGCCGCGCTTGTTGCGCACCGTGACCAACTGCTCGGCCACCAGTTGCTTCAGCCATTCGGTGTCGGCCCAGCCGGGCAGGTGGATCGTGCCTGCCGGATCGCAAACGCCCAGCGCGCGGTCTTCATCGCTCGGACGTTCCAGCCGCAGGAAGCGGTAGGTTTCCGCCTTGAAGGTAGACACGGCGATGGTCCAGAGCCGCGCGCCGCGCCGCAGACGCTTGCCGCCGATGGTCGCATCGACGAAGGTCGGACCCGACACCGGCGTCGGGCGGTTGAAGCTTTCCACGCCCTTGATCGGCGTCGCCTGTCCATAGCCGACGGCGCGCGACCAGGCATAGACGGCGGGGGCTTCATAGCCGGTGTCGATGGCGAGCTTGGAAAGCTGCATCACCGCACCGCTTTCATGCAGCCATGTCCGCCCCAGCAATGTCGTCAACCTATCCCAGCAGGCCGGATCGTCGGGGCCACCCGGAATGACGATGTGTTCGATGAGCCAGCTTTCCAAGCCCCGGCCCCAGGCCCAGACATCGACCTCGATCCGGTCCTTTTGCACATCGGCCCCTGCGGTCAGGAACAGCCCGAGGCGCGGCACGGTCGCGGCAAACACCTCGCGGCGATCCGCCAACCGTTGCCATTCCGGCGCATCGCCAGATTCCACCCACGTCTCGCCCAGCAGGGTGTTGCGCGCGACGCGCAGCATCTCTTCCGAGCCTTGCGCCGCGAGCCACACCCGCGCGATGTCGGACCAGCTTTTCCAGCCCAAGGGCGAATAAAGCGCCGAGATATGGAACCCGATCGAATGCGGATCGGCGGACACCGCCGTCGCCCGCCATTCGCCCTGCTCCAGCATCTGCGTCTTGTGATGCTCGGCGATGGGCTTTTCGCAGCCCTCGCAATGATAGGCCGCCGTGTCAGGCCGGCCCTTCGCCCAGCGCAGACGTTCGAACTGCAACCACTGCATGTGGCCGCAATGCGGGCAGGGCACAAAATACCGGCGCTGGTCCGACGCCTCATATTCCCGCTCGATCCGGCTCAAGCCCCGGATCGTGGGCGTCGAGACCATGAACACCTTGCGCCGGTGCGAGAAGGTCGTGGTGCGCGCTTCGGCCAGCGTGACCGGATCGCCTTCCTCCTCCACCGAAGGCTTGTAGCCGTCCACCTCGTCGAGAAAGATGTAGCGCGCGGGCATCGAGCGCAGGCTGGCCGCCGAATTGGCCCCGGTCAGCACCAGGATGCCGCCGGGAAACTCCTTGGACAGCATCGAATTGCCCGCATCGCACGACCGCGCCGGTTTGACCCGTTCGCGCAAGGCAGGGCTGTCCGCGATCAAGGGATCGATCCGCCCGCGCGAGGTGCGCTTTGCCAACTCGATCGACGGCATCACCGCCAGCATCGGCCCCGGCGCATGATGGATCACATAGCCGATCCAGTTGTTGCCCGCCTCAGTCGCGCCGACCTGTGCGGCCTTCATGAAGCTGATCCGCTGCGCCGGGTGGCCCGTCGACAGCGCATCCATGATCTCGCGCAGATAGGGCGTGCGCGCCGTGCTGTAGCGTCCGGGTTCCGCGCTGAGCGACGACAGCCAGCGATGCTGATCGGCCCACTCCGACACCGTCATATCCGGGTCGGGCGCCATGCCCCGCCGCCAGATCCGCAGGACGTCCTCGGCCCCGTCAAACCCGAGGTCGAGGTCAGCGGTCAGATCGTCGTTGGCGGTGCCGTCGTTATCCGAGGCTGACCCTGAGATCGGCGAGGGCGGCAAGTTGCGCTCTGACATGGGCTTCCAACACCCTCTGCAGGATCGCGGCCTCGATGATCACCGGCGTTCCGGTCTGTTTTTCCACCCCCAAGGCCACTTCGGCCGCCATCAGCGCGGCCACCCGGTTGGGCCAGGTAACCCATGTGTCGCGTTCCTGCCGCGCCAGGCGAAACACCAGTGCCTCCGCCCGGGCGCGATCCACCAGCACGCCCTTTTTCTTCTGGAACGCCAGCTGGCGTTCCTGCGCCTGATAGACGGTCAGCGCCGTGCGGGCCTTCAGATACGACGAGCTTTCAGCTGGCCCGGAAAAGCCGCTATCGCCACTGGTGCGACCGGTGCCACCAGTGCTGCGGCGCTGCTGGTCGGGGTCGGTCATCTCGCCACGCCGCACATCAGAGGCGGCCGCATTGATCGACCCGTCACTATAAACCACCAGCCGACTGGCCTTGCGCGCCTTCTGGATCGCCCCGCGCGAGATGCCGGAATGGGCGGAATACTCCCGCTCGGACATACCTTTCATGGCGATTGCAACGTCCTCAAGTCATTGGAAATAAACGGGAAAGCCGGTCTATTTCTGTTGATTACACTCCGGGCAAGAGCGACTCTCGGATCAGGAAATCACCCCGGATCGGAGATCCAGATCATGACCATGGCCACCACCACCATCCGCATCGACTTCGCCACGCTGCCCGACCATCTCGACCGCTCGCGCCCCAGCGTGGTGGCGGAGGTGATCGAGGCCGCGTTGCGCGAAGACGGGATCAAGGCCGACTGTTCGGACCTCTTCTCGCACATCAAGATCGACCTGCCGACCGCGCAACTGGCCGCCGCCAGCGCCGTGCTGGTCGATTTGCAACTGATCTGAGGCAACGCCATGACAACCCGCCGCGCCACCGACAATGCCAAAGCCCTCGACGCTTTCATGACCACAAAGTTCCAGATCGACGCCATGCTGGAGCGGCTGAAGGCCCTCAGCGACGACCACTTCGAGACCCACCCCGACGCGGTCAACTTGGGCCACGTCGGTACCCTGAACCATTACGCCAGCCTGCTGCGCCAGATCACCGACGCCGCCTTCAAGGAGGGCGAACATGCCGATTGATCCCGCCCAGCGCCACCAGATCGAACAGGACGCCGTCACCGCCGCATGGGAGGCCGAACGCCTTGCTGCCTGCGACGCCGCCATCGCGCTGCTGCTCGAGATCGCCGATCTGGACCGCGACGACGATGGCGACGTGATCATCGGCACGGATGCCGACGGCCACAACGATCTGATGTCGCGGATCACTGCCTTCCTTGCCGCCAACGACCAATAGGGGAACGCCATGACCAAGCTGACTGAAACCCAGACCATCATCCTCAGCGCCGGGGCCCAGCGCCCCGAGAACATCGCCCTGCCACTTCCCAAGGGGCTGGCCGGTGCGGCGGCGAAGATGGCCGTCACCAAGATGATCGAACACGGCTGGCTGCAGGAGGTTGATGCCAACCTGCGGCGGGGCGAACCGCTCTGGCGCGAGACCGGCGATGGGCATGGCACAACGCTCGTGGTCACTGACGCGGGCTTGCTGGCCATCGGGATTGAGCCGGTGGTGGTCAAGACCGTGGTCGCGATCAGCGAACATGCGGCCAAAACGCCCGCTGCCAAGCCGCCGACCCAGCGTGCCGGAACCAAGCAGGCACAGATCATCGCCTTGCTCCAGCGGCCCGAGGGCGCGACCATCGCCGAGATCGTTGCGGCGACTGCGTGGCAGGCACATTTGGCCAGAGGTGTGATCTCAGGAGTGCTGAAGAAAAAGCTGGGGTTCGTCGTCGACACGACCAAAGAAGACGGCAGGGGATCGGTGTATCGGATTGGCTGACAACGAAGGGAGCCAATGTGTCGAATACCGCGATATGCATGAATGGTTGGAACCGAATGGGATCGAACCCCAGAGTCGGAGCCGTGCAGTATTTCGGGCTATAGTTGGCAAATGAAATCCGGCACAATTCCCCGACCATCTTCTGACAATGGACCCGCAGTATGATCAGCTATGTCACCGTCGGTGCCGACGACATCTCGCTCGCGAAGCGGTTTTACTCGGCGTTCTTGCCTGCCCTCGGCTACGAACTGGAGGAAGGCCCGGAGGGTCTGAGCTACGAGCTCCCCGAGCTTCCCGGCAAGCATGCCGTTTTGCCTGCGTTCTACGTCAAACCGCCCTTCGACGGACGCCCTGCATCGGTCGGCAACGGTACGATGGTCGCATTCCAGGCGCGAAGCCAGCAAGAAGTCCGCGAGCTTCATGCCGCCGCACTCGCCGCCAGCGGCCTAGACGAGGGCCAACCTGGCTTTCGTGATGCGTATGGCCCTCATTTCTATGTGGGCTATCTTCGCGACCCACAAGGCAACAAGATCGCGCTGTTTTCAAACAATCCGGACGAGCCAGGACGAGACGGGTAAGGTGCCATTCGCGCGAATATGATGGAGGCTTGCTCCGTGCGCATAGCCGACAATGGCGGTGAGCGGAGCGGGCGTCAATTTACACCGATCACGGCCTTTCTCCCCGTCGCCATCTCCCACCGCCGCACGGCGACGTCGCAATAGACCGGGTCCAGTTCCATCGCGAAACATCGCCGACCAGCGCGTTCGGCGGCGACGATCTGCGTGCCAGAGCCGCAGAACGGCTCGTAGATCAGGTCGCCGGGATCCGAGAATGCGGTCAGCACCGCCTCGACCAACGCCACCGGGAACACCGCTGGGTGCGATCCGGCCGCGCCCAGCCCGCCCTTGTGACGCATGATGCGGAACA